ATAACAGTTAACATAATGCCAAAACAAAAGGTACGTTGTTCTGACCGTCAACTCCCCTGCGATCCTACTATCCGACTGGCTCTTGCCCGCTTGTCGGAGATCAATATAGAGGACGTAGAGAGCCTTGGGCTAATCGAAGAGTTGTCACGTCTATGGACTGGTGATAGGACCGCACTTGGCGGTCTCACTGAAGTCCACGTGATCAACAATTTGAAAAGGGCTCCCCTGAAGATGATGCGCCGGGTCCTGGACTCGGGCGCACTTCAACGGGACAGCATGGGTAACAAGTACTGTGCTGTCGGTGATGATTTCCTTGCTCGTTATGACGAGCTCCGTTCTTTGTTCGTTGGCAGACCTCTGGGTTCAGATGTTGAGACATCCCTTCGGCAACTCTATCGCTTCTTGGCTTTTTGTGAGACTATTCATGAACAGTTCAAGTATGTAACCAATGTCGTTTTCAATACGATGATGGGCGAATTGGAGTTGCCGGAGTTGAAACCTCATTTCCTGGATCCGAAGGACCTGTTTGATAGCGCCTTTACATTCCGTTTTAAGACGTCGCGAACTAACCGTAAGCTTTACCTTGCGAACACATTGTTGCAGGGATTTAAGAAAGGACTACTTCCTCTGCCGCTGTCAAAGGCTGCGGGGTCGGTGGCGGAACAGAAGCATACTCTCGGATCAGAGCCTCCTGAGATGACCAGGCACACCCGAACATTAATCAGTCGTCTAGTGAAGACGATCCATAGTTCCTCTACTTGGCGCAACAAGGCGCACAGTGGGGTCCATTGGAATGGCAGTGTCTCTACACATGCCACTATTGACTGTTCTCGGGGTGCCCGAGGCAACCTCGGAGAGCTCCTTTGCCGTGAGCATGGGGTCGAAGGCCGGGACGCGAAAGCGGTCCAGTCGGCGACCTTTCTCCATGTTCTGACTGAGAAGGTTCCTAAAGCTGTTGGTGAATTTGCTTTCACGCATCGGGATGATGGTGTGACACCTTCCACTGAGTACCAGAGTGAAGAGATTATCGTAACTGACCGCATTTTGGTCGACGAACTGCTCCAAAAGCATGTTGTCGAAGCGGATTTTGTTGAGCGAAAGCCGACGGTGAAACCGTTTGTTCTCGCTGAGCCACTTAAGTCACGAATGATTTCCATTCCGGGAACACTCGACTATGCGCCTCTTGTGTCCTTGCAGAAACTTCTTTGGGAGCTAATGCAGGATCCGATTTTTGAAGGCCGGTTCCAGTTGACTGGTAAACCGGTATCGGAGGAGACGATACAGTCGTTGTGGGATGACACCCAGGAGCATCGGTTTTATGGGGACTTCGGTCTTCAGGTCGCTAATTCCGGTGACTATCGAGGTGCTACTGACAGGATCTCTGGCACTGTAGGTCGACTTTTTGTTGAGGAGTTGTTGGAGCCGTTGAAGGCTGACAACCCGACTTTGGTCGATTGGGCAGTGAAGAGTCTGTTTGAGACGCGTGTGCTAAGCTCAGGCGCGAAATTTTCCGGTACAGATCCAGTTTTTGGGTTGACTGGCAAGAAGCTCCAAGAATTTTGGGAGCAGCTCCTTGCGGAAGCAGGGGCCTCGGATTTTGAACAGAAGACAGGACAGCTCATGGGCCATGTCTTGTCTTTTCCGATTCTTTGCTTTATCAACTATCTGGCATACCATGAGTCGTGGGAACGATCATTGTGTATGAAGCTATCTGTTGGTCGGTCGCGCGACTGGCTTCGCCCTCCGCCGTGCCTGGTTAACGGCGACGACATCCTGTTCTTCACTAATGATTTACATCGAACCACTTGGGAGGAGACTCTCGGTGGGTACGGTTTTTTCAAAAGTATTGGGAAGAACTTCTATAATCGGCAGTTCTGCCTGATTAACTCTGCGCTGTTCAAGCGCGTGGAGTGGAATGTCGTCGACGGGACCAGGTGGCAGAAGGTAGGCTACGCCTCCTTTGCAGTAGTGACAGGTCGCGGTAAGGCGAAAGACTGCACTGTGAACATTGAACGAACTTCCTATGACGAATCAGTCGAAACACTTGACGTGATCCAAGAGTGTTTCCGGTCGAGACGAAAGACCGTCGAAGATGGCGAGAAAGATCCTTTTGCCATGATGATTTCAAACCTCCCTGACCTCCTCTGGGCCCAGATGAAAGAGTCGTCCGCTCATTTGCGTGATCGACTACTGGGCCTATGGGTCAAACACCTTAAAGGACTACGAGGTGTTTTGAGGTTCCTGCCCTGGGTGTCGCTTTTGCGATCCATCCGGAGCTCGGACTTAGAGTTGTTTGAATTCTATCGACGATCGTTCCGACTTTTCTCCGCCCCGCGAGAGCTCGAGGAGGGCCCGCGGATCAGGGGTGGTCGACTGATCGAGAAGATGCTCGAGTCCGAAACATTTGGCCAAGCCTACTTTAGGGTCAAGCGGACTTTGTCTCGGAAAAGGAAAGTGGCGGAGAAGGACCTCCCGCTACTCATCTGGCTGTTACAAAGAGACAGCCTCTGCGTTGAAGAAGTGCAAGAAAGCACAATCATCCTCCCTACGCCAAAGATCTTTGGGTAGGATCGCAGTGCCGGTAAACCAACCGGCAACAGGTTCAAAGGGTTGGAGTACTACCTCAAGTCAAGAAATTGGCTTTGACGTTTGAGATGTCCACTACCTGTA